CAGTTAGTGGCACAAATACTGGCGATCAGACTAACATTACTGGCAATGCAGGCACAGTAACAAATGGTGTCTATACAAACACGGTGCAGACCATTTCTGGTGTCAAAACTTTTAGCAGTGGTCTAATTAGAGGTGATACACAGGGCTGGCCTGATTACGAATTCTTATTAGACACAGGAGCAGACGTTACGGGAACTTGGCGTAAACTTGTTACTGTTAGCTCGCCCACTGGTCAATATGTTACTATTGGTTTCAAGATTGAAATTGTTGATCCACAAGGTAATCATGCTTTTACATCAACAGTAAATCAAATAAAAGAAGAAATTTACTATGTTGCCTGCGTTAGAACAAACGACACAGTACAAGATACACCAGATGCATGCTATGTAACTGGACCATCCAATAGAATTCGTGCCATAAAAACAAGCACGGGCAACTATGAAATTCAGATACAAAATGAAGCTCAATATCGTGAATACCGTGGTAGAATAAGTGTATACGCAGTCAACGGAGCACATACTGTAACCTTCAGCAACGGAGGAACAGCAGGAACTGCAACAGCAACATACACGTCTACTGTAAACAACGCAATATTCTGGGTGCAAAGACTGGGTGCCAAGGGTCAAATCATAAGCGATGTTGCAACAGGTACTGCTCCGTTTACTGTTGCAAGCACCACACTTGTAACCAATCTAAATGCCGACTTGCTTGATGGTCTAAATTCATCATCAGCAAACACGGTAAGCACAATTGTAGCAAGAGATGCAAGCGGAAACTTTACTGCTGGTGTTATCACCGCAACTGACTTTAACTCAACATCTGATGTAAGCCTAAAAGAAAACATCAAGCCAGCTCCGGGTTACGATGCGCTGAGCAAGATTAACGCAGTAGAGTTCACCTGGAAGAGCAACGGAAAGAAGTCATACGGTGTTATTGCCCAGGAACTAGAGCAAGAAATGCCCGAACTTGTCTCACAAGACGAAGACGGAATCAAGACCGTATCTTATACTCCATTGATTGCAGTCCTAACGAACACAGTAAAAGAACAACAAGATAGAATCAATCGCCTAGAAGAAATAATAAATACTTTACTGGCTAAGGATAAATAATCTATGAAGCACGAAACCCTGTACATCACCCAAAACACTCCTTTCATAAAAGATTTGGCAGTGAAGAATTCATCTGGTAACCCAGTGAATTTGACTGGGTATTCAGCATCAATGTTCATCACCAAGTATTTTGGTTCGGATACAAAGTACAGTGTAAACACGGTTATCCAAAATGCAGCATTGGGAATTGTTCGTGTTTCAATCAGTTCAACAGCCACTCTTGCCCTACCATACGGTACTATGCAGTATAGCATCTTCCTTGCGCCAAGCGGTGGCGAGAATAATTTGTTATTGCAGGGTCAAGTAGTAATCATACCAACGGTGTAAACATGGCAGTAACCACAAGAGAACAACTAAAGCAATACGCCCTTAGAGCCCTAGGTGCACCTGTTGTGCAGATAAACGTTGCCAATGAGCAACTAGAGGATCGCCTGGACGAAGCCATTGCCTACTTCCAACTCTACCACTACGATGGCATAGAGAGAATGTATCTCAAGCACCAGGTTACCCAAACAAACATTGACAACCAGTACATCACTTTGCCCGATTATGTCTATGGTGTAAAAAGAGTCATTCCTTTCCGCCAGGGCAGCTCAAGCCAAAACTTGTTTGATGTTCAGTACCAATTACGTCTAAACGACTTATATGAACTAACCAACACTAGCATGGTCTACTACAGCATGGTTATGCAACACATGACTCTCCTGGACCAGATGCTAAATGGCTATCCTCAGTTTGAGTTCAATCGTCTTGGTGGAAAACTGTACCTTGAAGTAAACAAGACAAAACTAATTCTAAACGATTACATTATCGTTGAATGCTACAGAGCACTAGACCCCGCAACAAACACCAAGATGTACAATGAGCCCTGGTTGAAACAATACGTAGAGGCATTGTTCAAGAAGGCATGGGCAACAAATCTAAAGAAATATCAGGGTATGCAATTGCCCGGGGGTGTTACTGTTGATGGTCAATCAATGTACCTTGAAGCCATGCAAGAAATAAAGGATCTAGAAGAAGATCTAATGACCAAGTCTGCTCCTCTTGGATTCATAGTAGGTTGAAATGCCCCTAAATCCTTATTTTTCTTCCGAACTTCAAACACAGGGTTCTTACAACGAGCAGCTTTTGCTTGAGGACCTTGTAGAAGAGTCTATTAAAATAAATGGACAAGAATTCTATTACATCCCCAGAGTTCTTATTGCAAAGGATGAGATTCTTGGTGAAGATCGTCTAAGCAAGTTCAAGGATGCCTATCCAATAGAAATGTACATAGAGACTCCCCAGGGATTCATGGGACAGGGTTCTTTTGTTTCTAAGTTTGGCTTGTACATAGAGCAATCACTGCAAGTAACTATGTCCAAGAGACGTTGGGGTGAGTTGATTTCACGCAACGGCACAACAATTCTACAGGAAAGACCCGCGGAAGGCGATCTTGTTTACTATCCAATCACAAAGAGACTATTCGAGATCAAATATGTTGACAAGCAACCCACATTCTGGCAGCTTGGTAACATTCCTACCTACAAGCTAACCATAGAACTATTCCAGTACAGCTCAGAAAGATTGGATACTGGCATTGCTGCTATTGACGAATTCGAGACACTCAAGAGTTTCGATCAGTCTAAGCTATCAACAACAGCGGATGCCAATGGTAACGTGGGTATTGATGCCCCAGAGAACTTTGGTGACAACGAGAAGTTGAGAAGTGCAGCAACAAACATTCTGAACATCACAAACAATCCGTTTGGTGAGGTATAAAACATGCTTAATGATCTAACCTTTTATCATGGAACCATAAGAAACACGATTGTTGCGTTTGGTACATTGTTCTCCAACATAAAATTCCAGAGAAAGAACAACGGAACCGTTGAGCAAACAATAGTAGTGCCCATTGCCTACTCACAAAAGGAAAAATGGGTACATTCTATTGAGGCAAATCCGGGTGATGAGGGTGTTGTCTATACAACCCTTCCCAAGATTGGGTTTGAGATCACGGGGTACTCGTACGATCCATCTAGAAAACTTGCAAGAATGAATCAAGTTTACTGTGTTGATGGAGATAACAGAGATCAGGTCTTTACTCCTGTTCCCTATAACGTTGACATTAGCCTTTACTTTGCTACAAAGACACAGGAAGATGGGTTACAGATTCTAGAACAGATTCTACCCACATTCACTCCCGAGTACACAATGTCCGTGAAGGCTATTCCATCACTGAATCTAAGCCAAGACGTTCCATTTATATTGAACTCAGTAAGCGTACAGGATGATTACGAAGGTGATCTAGAGACAAGAAGATTTATCGTTCACACTCTAACCTTTACCGCAAAGATAAATCTATACGGTGGAATGGGCAATGTTGGATTGATTACACAAGCAGAAGCAGATGTTTCAACTGTTTCTATAAACATTGCTGAGCGTTCTTACACTGCAACAAGAACAACACCAACAGGTCCTGTTACAGAGGGATGGCTTGATAATTTCTAATGGCAACTAGTTTCTACAATGCGAACCCTCTGCTCAAAGCAGCAGGAGTTTCTATATCATATACTCCCGAGCAGGTTCAGGAGTACATAAAATGCAGCAGTGATCCAATCTACTTCATAAAAAAGTACATAAAGATCATATCGCTTGATCATGGTCTTATTCCTTTTGCACTTTACGATTATCAAGTAAAATTTATCAATGCTCTACATGATAATCGTAGAATTATTGGAATGTTTCCGCGTCAGCACGGAAAGACAACAACCGTTGCTGCGTATCTTTGCTGGTATCTTCTATTCAACGAAGCTAAGACAGTAGCCATCCTTGCAAATAAGGCAGCAGCGGCACGAGAAATAATGTCTCGTTTGCAGCTCATGGTTGAACATCTACCCAAGTTTCTACAACAGGGTGTCATTGAATGGAACAAGGGTTCCATTGAGTTTGAGAACAACAGTAAGGCATTTACTGCCGCGACTAGCTCAAGCGGTATCCGTGGTAAGTCAGTAAATTTCTTGTATATCGATGAGGCTGGAATTATACCCAATACAGTAGCTGATGAGTTCTTTACTGCAACATATCCCACAATTTCTGCCGGTCAAACCACAAAGATTGCTTTGACATCTACACCACTTGGTCTAAATCACTTCTGGAAGTTCTGGGTAGAAGCAGAGAATGGTATAAACGGATTCGTTCCTATTCGTGTTGATTACTGGGAGCACCCAGATCATGATGAAGCATGGGCATTGCAACAGAAACAGCTTCTTGGTGATCTCAAGTATCGACAGGAAGTTCTTATGGACTTCCTCGGTTCCGCCGCGACGCTTATTAGTGCAGATGCTATTCAGAAAATGGCGCTCAAGACTCCGATGTATTCCAATGACGGGTTCAAACTATATGAACTACCAGAAAAAGGAACTCTTGGAGAGAACAAGGAATGGATCAAGAAGCCCGGTTCCTATGTTGTGGTTGTCGACACAGCATCGGGAGTAGGCGGCGATTCTAGTGCGTTCTCAATAGTCAGAGTAGATCAGGTACCCTACAAAGTTGTTGCAGTTTATAACAACAACATGATTTCTCCTTTGTTGTATCCCAACATCATTCATAAGTGGGCAAAACAGTACAATGATGCATGGGTGCTTGTTGAACTAAACAAGTCGG